GCTCTGCGTAAGCGCCCGCAAGTTTCAGTGAGGTTTTCCGTGGGTAAGCGTGGTCCGCCGCCAGCACCCGCCGCCGTCAAGCGCCTGCTCGGCAACCCTGGCAAACGGAAAATCAGACCTGACCTGCCGGCCCCGCCAGGCACACCGCCGATGCCGAAGCGGCTTTTGGTCGAGCCGGTCGCCGTAGAGAAGTGGAACGAACTTGTACCAATCCTGGTGCAGCTAGGCACGCTGACCATGGCCGATGGCGAAGCCTTGGCCACTTTGTGCGAGGTGTACGCTGCTACGCAGGCGTGCCTGCTCGAGCTGCGAGCCACCGGCCCGGTGATGCGGACAGACTTAGGTGGCGTGAAACCGAATCCGGCAGGCCCGTTATATCGCAGTTTAGTGGCGCTCCAGGCGTCGTTAATGGGCGAGTTTGGCCTGACCCCGAGCAGTAGGACACGGCTAGGTGGCAAGGAAGAAAAGCCAACCGACGAAGTCGAAGAGTTCTTCAAGCTCCACGGTGCCTGAACTCTGCAAAGAGGGCCAGGCTAAGTACGAGCGGGTGGTGCATTTCTTCGAGAAGATCCTGCGCCACAGCAAAGGGCAAAACGCCGGCAAGCCGTTCACGCTCCTGCCGTGGCAGCACCACGTCATGCGTGAGTTGTTCGGGCGGCTGAACCCAGACGGCACGCGGCAGCATCGCGTTGGCTACATCGAGCTGCCGAAGAAGCAAGGCAAGAGCACCACACTTGCTGGCTTGGCGCTCTATCTAACCGGGTTCGACGGGGAAAAAGGTGCGGAGTGCTACGGAGCGGCTAGCGATCGCGAGCAAGCAGGCATCATATACAGGGAGGCCGCCAGCATGGTGCGAGCCTCGCCTGCGTTGTCGAAGTATTTCGACGTGATCGACAGCCGGAAGACGATCATTCACAAGGCCAGCAACTCGTTCTATCGGGTTCTCTCGGCTGATGCGTTCCGGGCCGAGGGCCTCAACATCCACGCTCTGCTATTCGATGAGCTCCATGCGCAAAGGGACCGCCGCCTCTGGGCTTTCGCCCCTGGCTGAGAGGCCGGGGGCGAAGGCCCGGCACAACAAGAGATGCACTCAGGTACGGCGGGGCGGCTCGGAGATCACCACTCCTGCTGTCGATTACCACGGCGGGCTTCGACCGCAAGAGCATCTGTTGGGAGCAGCACCAGTACGCAGAGCGTTGCATAGCCGATCCGGCAGTGGACCCGGCCTTCTTTGGCTGCATCTATGCCGCCTCGCCGGAAGAAGATTGGAAAGACCCAAAGACGTGGCACAAGGCGAACCCGTCTCTAGGGCAGACGATCACCGAGGAGTCTTTCGCTGCCGACGCCCGCGAAGCGGATCAGTCGCCCAGCAAGCTGAACGCCTTTTTGCGATATAGGCTCAATGTCTGGACCACTCAGGACACGCGGTGGATCGCCCCAGACGCATGGGCCAAGTGCGGCAGCCCGATCGACTCTGACCTAGAGAAGCGGGAGTGGTTTGCGGGACTTGATTTGGCCAGCACCACGGACCTGTCGGCGCTGGTGCTCGTGAGCCAGTCGAGCGACGGCACTTTCGACGTGCTGCCGTTCTTCTGGGTGCCCGAGATCCACGCGGCCGAGCGGACGGTGCGGGACAAAGTGGACTACGTAGGCTGGATTCGTGACGGCTTTATCCGCGCCACGGATGGGAACGTCACCGACTACGACGTAATCAGGCGAGACATCAACGAACTGGCCAAGCAATACAACATCCGGCAGATCGGAATCGACCGCTGGAACGCCACGCAACTGGCCACGCAACTGCAAGGCGATGGCCTTTCAGTCGTAGGGTACGGGCAAGGGTTTGCCAGCATGACGAGCCCTTGCCGCCAGCTCGAGACGCTCGTGCTGTCGGAGCGGATACGGCACGCAAATCACCCGGTGCTGAGTTGGATGGCCGCCAACGTGGCGGTGCAGACCGACCACCAGGGCAACATGAAATGCAGCAAGGCTAAAAGCACCGAGCGGATCGACGGCATAGTGGCTCTCGTCATGGGCCTGGGCCTGCACGCCACAGCAACGGCACCGCCGCCAGAACAATCCTGGGACATCATGACGCTATGAGTGAACACGCCGCCGCCGACTTCAAGATGTTCGATTTAAGAGGCATCGACTGGCCCGAGGTGTCATCGTCTCGCACGCCTTCCGGCATCCGGGTGAACGCCGACAACTCAATGGCGTGCTCTGCGTACACGGCCTGCATTAGAGTGATATCGGATGCGGTATCAGCCCTGCCGCTCCACGTCTACGAACGGATGGCGAACGGCGGCAAGGCGAAGGCCACGAGCCACCCGGTGTATCGCCTGCTCCACCAGCAGCCGAACCCGTGGCAGACGGCGCAGGAGTTCCGCGATTGGATGACCGGTATGTATCTGCACTACGGTGCCAGCTACGCCGAGATTCGCCCAGGTGCTCGAGGTGCGGTCTCGGAGCTGTGGCCGCTGCACAGTTCCCGCATGGAAGTCGACCGGCTCTCTGACGGGACGCTGCGGTATCGCTACCGCGAGCCGAGCGGGCGGGAGACGATCTATCCCCAGGAGCAGATCTTCGCCCTGCGGTTCACCACCGAGGACGGCATCAAAGCGATCCCTACCTACAAGATTTTCCAGAACGCCATCGGCCTGGCCCAAGCGTTGGAGGCTCACGGGTCCACGTACTTCGGCAACGGTGCCCGTCCGGGTGTGATCTTGGAAAGCAGCAACCCGATTCCCGTAGACGCTGCCGAGCGCCTACGTGAGAGTTGGGAGCGAATGCACAGGGGCAGCGACAGGGCTTTCCGAACGGCCGTCCTCCCTGCGGGCGTTTCCGCCAAAGAGCTCAGCGGCAGTAACGAGGCTGCCCAGTTCTTAGAGACGCGGCAGTATCAGGTGATCGAGATCTGCCGGGCGTTCCGCGTGCCGCCGCACATGATCCAAGACCTGACCCGCAGCACGTATTCAAACATCGAGGTGCAGGGCACGGAGTTCGTCCAGCACTGCCTTCTGCCGCACCTGAAGCGATGGGAAGCAGCCATCAGCCGCGATCTGATCGTGGACGATGAGCGGTACTTCGCGGAACACTCGGTGAGCGGCCTGCTGCGTGGCGACCACGCAAGCCGCTCGGCCTACTACGTCTCGGCCCTGCAGAACGGGTGGATGACCATCAACGAGATCCGCGAGCTCGAGAACCTGAACCCGATCGGGCCGGAAGGTGACAAGCACTTCGTTCAACTCAACATGACCACGCTGGACAAGGTGGGCGCGGAGCCGCCGGCACCGGAGCCGATGCCCGAGCCGCCCGCCGAAGTAGAAGACAGCCCGGCCGCTGCAGCCGAGGACCAGGCCGAACAGGAGGAGTACACCGATGGAAATTGAACGCCGCGATTTCGCCTTTGAGGAAGAGAACGAGCTGATCGTGGAGAACCGGGCAGATGGCCGAGCCGCCATCATCGGATACGCCGCCGTGTACAACCGGCTTTCTCTCGACCTCGGCGGGTTCCGCGAAGAGATCCTGCCGGGCGCGTTCGACAAGATTCTGAACCGCCAGCGTGGCAAGGGCGACGTGGTGGCGCTGTTCAACCACGACTCCAACATCGTGCTGGGCCGTTCCTCGTCTGGAACGCTGGAACTCTCTAGCGATGACAAGGGTCTGAAGTACGTGGTGACGCCGCCCGTGAGCCGGGCCGACGTGCTCGAGCTGATCCAGCGGCGCGACGTGCGGGGCTCGTCGTTCGCCTTCACGGTGGAGCCCAAGAATGAATCCTTCCGCACTGGCGAGGACGGCAAGGCAATCCGCCAGATCCGCGAGGTGTCGGGCCTCTACGACGTGGGTCCGGTGCTGAACCCGGCCTACCCTTCCACGTCTGCATCCGTTGCCATGCGTTCTTACGAGGCCTGGCTGGCAACGCAGACGCAGCCCGAGCCTGAGGCTGTGGCCGCTGAGATCGCCAAGCGTTCGCTGGTCCGTGACGCCGCAGCGGCGTGGGCTCTGAGGCTTCGCCGTGTCTGAAGCACGCTGCACGTGCGGCGAAAAACTCCGGTGCCGCTCCAGCCGTCCGTGTGGTGACGAACGGCAGCGGTATCTGCGTTGCCCGAGGTGCGGGGCGCGTGCGGTAGCGTTTGTAAAAACAACGCTTTCGCAAATCCGCTTCTGCAAGGTGCCACGCCCGTAAGGGCAGAGTGGACTCCATCGGCAATACCGCCGCAGGAGTCTCACCGAACATGGACAATCTCAAGAAGCTTCAGGACGAGGCGGCAACCCTTGCCAACCGGATCGACGCCGTGCGGGCGATCGAGGCCGAAGACACGACCGCCCGCGATGTCGAGCTCATCGACCTCAACAAGCGTGCCGACGAACTCACCGCCAAGATCGACTTCGAGAAGAAGGTGGTCGAGTCGGCCAAGAATCTCCGCAGCGTGGTCGAGCGTTGCTCGCCGGCTCCCGAGGTG